AAGTATGCCAGTCGTGCAGGATACAAGCTGTACGAGGGTATGGATCAAGTGCAGAGTGAGATCACAGACCTTGAGAAGGTCATACGATACTCACAGATGCGGATCAATCAACTGGAGGGTAAGGACAAGCTATGACCAAAGAAGAGCTGAGGAAGATTGTAAGGACGCTAAAGAAGTGTCCAGACGTAAAAGCTGAGGAGGTCGCTTACCTTATCAGGCAACGTCAGATGTACCTAGATCAGGAGCCAGAGCATGAGTATGCGTGAGGATCAAATCTTGGGTATGTGTGAGAGTTTAGCTTGGAGGTTTAACTCTCCCTCACACGTTGATGACATGATACAGGAGGGTGTCCTAAAGTGTTATGAGCTAATCAATGAGGATGCTGATGTACACCCAGCGAAGCTATTCCGTGAGGCTAAGAGGCGTATGCACGATTACCTTAACATTGATGTATTGCCTGTCGCTATGCCTAAGTCTAGGACGATACGGGACATTGTGAGAACTGGTGAGACTGACCATCACAGTAACTATGGTGAGGAGAACATAGGGTGGATCAAGAGTATCCTAGCGGCAGATAGGACACCCTATGAGGAACATTTCTCTTCGTCCAAGAGAGACCATGTGCAAGAGTACGAGGACAAAGATTATCAAAACTACCTGTTTAAGGTAGCAGGTGATGTTTTAACGACACAAGAAATGGAGGTTATGAGGATGCGTTACATCTTTAATATGACACAAGATGAGGTAGCTATATGGCTAGGTCATAACCAAGTGTGGGTCTATCGGCAAGAAGAAGCAGCACTTAAGAAGTTACGAAAGTCAGTTTTGTAACAATTCGTGATGTATAAGATTCTCGAAAGGGTCACTATAAGTAAGTGTAGGGTTTACATAAGTTATGACTTTAGATATTACTTCTAGTGTATATAACATAAGAAAGGAACGTAAGTTATGAGCTTCGAAGATCGTATTAACTTGGATGGTCGTCAACCCGTAGTTATAGATAACGACAGGATTAACTCCTCAGACTACGAAAAGTGGTTAGAAGAGGGAGAAGAGCTAAATAAGCGTGACAGTAAAAGTGCGTGGGACTGGGGCGACTGGTGGAATAATGGGGAGTCTTACGGAGACAGAGCAAAGAAAGTGAACTCTGATGATTGGGGTGGCCCAAGTCACACTACACTTAGAAATCGTGGCTCTGTCTGCTCTAGGTTTGATGTGTCACTGCGCAGGGACACTTTGAGTTTTACTCACCATGCAGAGGTTGTGTCGTTACCTCAAGAATATAGAGACCAACTTTTAGACGAATGTGAACGTAATAAGTTGTCTCAGATGCAACTCATACAAAGGGTTAAAGAGGTAAGGTCATACCTGTCGCAAGGTTGGACTGACAGTCAGATCAAGCGCAGAAAAACCCTTGAAAGTGGCGGTGTTGCTTTGGCTAACATGCACAAAGGTGACGATGGGTTGCCTGTTGATAATGCTTTGTTGTGTTGGGCAGAGGCCGAAGGTCTTGATGTTAAGATCACCCGTGGGACTGATTGGGGTAACCCATTTGTTATTGGTGAAGATGGTGATCGTGATACTGTCATCAGCAAGTACAGTAAGTACCTTGAGATGAAGGATGGTCTATTGCACCGCCTTAAGTCTGGTGAGCTATCTGGAAAGTTGCTAGTGTGTTGGTGCTGTCCTGATGGTTGTCATGGTGACATCTTGATGAATAAAACAAAGGAGGCAAACAAATGATCTTGGAAGACTTTGTAATGTTAGGAAAGACAGCGCCCGAGACGGATCGTCAGGGACGTGTTACAGTGTGTAGTGCAGGTTGGTCTCCAGAGTTAAGGCAGTTAGTTCGTATCTACCCCCTCGCAGTGGAAAATGCACCACCAGATTTTTCTGTGTCTCGAATTAAACTTGAGCGTAACTATAGAGACAGTAGGCACGAGAGTTGGCAGATAGGCGGTGAACGTGGTGTTAATGTACATTCAGGCATAAACGCTAGGTTTGAGGTACAGCGGATACTTAACGACAGGGCCAGTCTGATCGACCAGATACCTGTCGTTGAAAGTATAGCAGAGGCAAACGCAAAGCGTCTGTCCCTTGCTGTAGTTCAGCCAGAGGTTAAGCCTAACTTCTACCTCCAGAAGAATGAGGCTAGAAAGTTTGTTAAGAAGCAGATTGGTAGCAACACGTTCAAGTATGTACCACGCCTTAAGTTTGATCTAGCGGGTAAGGTGCATAAGCTGAAGTATCTTAACAGAGAGGTGTACGAGAACATCACACCGACCAGTAAGACTAATTTCTGGAAAATCTCCGGTAGGTTCAAGCGTAACCCAAAGCTGCTGATTGGTAATATGTTTGCCTATCGTAACAACTGGCTGGTCATTGCGGGTCTTGATGTATGAGTGAACATGCACACCAACCCTGTCCATATGAAACGTGTGGCTCCTCCGATGCCTTCAGTTATAACACTGATGGCTTCGGCAAGTGCCACGCTTGCAACCAAGGCTACCCGTCCAGTGGAAAAACATTCGGGTGGGCTAAAGAAAAGTACCCAACAAAAGGAGGAGATGATTATATGTCGTTTACGCCAAAGCTGATCGAAGACGTATCAGACGGTAAGTATGCCAACATGCGTGGCATCAACAGTAAAACAATGGAGGACTACGGTGTTCTAACATACGATGATCGTCAGGAGTATGTGTACCCCAGCGGGGGAATTAAGGTTCGTAAGCTAGACGAAAAGGGTTTCTACGCTAAGTCTGGGTTCAAGGGCGATGAACTCTTCGGTATGAACTTCTTTACCGCAGGTAGCTCCAAGATGGTTACGATCACTGAGGGTGAACTAGACGCTCTCTCAGTGGCACAAATACTCAAGAGTGGGTACACTAACCCTGTTGTGTCGTTACCCTCTGCTACACCTTCCAAGAAGCTCTGGGAGAACTGTGCGGATTGGCTAGGTAGTTTCGAGAAGATCATCCTATCGGTTGATAATGATGACGCTGGTAATGCTCTTGCTGACCGTGTGTCAAAGCTGTTCCCTAACAAGGTCTATCGTGTTGACCATCGACCATACAAGGATGCCAATGAGTTCCTACAGGCTGGTAAGGCAGCAGACTTCAAGAGTGCATGGTGGAACGCTCGTAAGTACACACCTGAGAATGTGATGAACAGCACACAGGACTTCTTGTCGTTATACAAGGATACGCCTGAGCATCAGTATGTACCTACAGGCATCCAAGCACTAGACGATAAGATACTTGGTTTCATGCAGGGACACTTCATAGTAATCAAAGCACGCACGGGTGTCGGCAAGACGGAAATCCTGCGGTTCATTGAGTACAATATGTTACAGCGTAAGATTCCTATTGCTGCATGGCACTTGGAGGAAACCAAGTTACGATCCTTGTTAGGTCTTGTGTCTTACCAATGTAATGACAATCTGACACGCAGGGACTTGATCGAAGAGAAGGGCGCAGAGGATCAGGTGATTAAAGCCATTGGTGATCTAACGAAGGATGAGAACTTCTATCAGTTCTACCTTAGTGATGGACAAGGTGCTGATGACCTGATCGACCAGATACGTTACTTCGCTGTAGCCTGTGGTGTTAAGTTTGTATTCTTCGAGCCTATCCAAGATGTGCTTGTGGGTTCATCAGAGGATAGCAAAGAGCAAATGCTGGCTGATCTATCGGTACGACTGTCCAAGCTATCGGCTGAGTTAAACGTGGGTATCGTAACTATCGCCCACACTAACGATGATGGTCAGATGAAATACTGTCGTATGATCGGTCAACGTGCGTCAGTCATCGTTGATCTTAAGCGAGACAAAGAAGCTGACGATATACAGGAGCGTAACACAACGTATCTGTCTATCGAAAAGAACCGACCTTGTTCAGAAGAAGGTAACGCAGGGATGATGCGGTTCAACACTGAAACATTTACACTAAGTGAGGTAATGTGATGAAAGATAAGCACATAGCAGTCTGGTTTTCTTGTGGTGCAGCGAGTGCAGTAGCAGCTAAACTGACACTAGAGAAATACGGTAAAAACAACAAAGTTTCGGTTATAA